GGAGCATTCTACGGTGCTCAGATTGTAATCAATAAAGGAGCACAAGCTACTACTTTGGCACCTAATATATACGGCTTACAAGTCGTAGTAAAGGGAGCAGCTACTGGTGGTAACTGTTACGGCTTACAAGTTGAGACACAGTCTTCAGGTGAAGTAGACTACTTAGCTCATGTGCGTCTGAATACTGGTACTACATTAGCATCTGGTGGTGCTATGTTGTATTTACAGACATACGTTACTACAGCCAAGGTAATAAAGTTCTCTAGTGGAGCAGCTGTAACTATAACTGACTTGATATTTGCAGAAGACAATGCAGGACAAGCAACTGTAACGAACTTGATAAATGTTGACTTGGAGAATACTACAGCATTCTTGAAGATGACAAGTGATACAGGCTTCTTATCAGGTGTGACCACTCACGATACAGAATCAGACGAAATAGTAGTTTACGTAGGCGAGACACCTAAATACATAAAGCTATATACTTAGAACATCTGAATAAAGATCTATTAGGTTGGTAAACCTTTTTCAAGATTCCAACTCCGTAAGGAGCATAGGCAAGTAAAGTATAAATATACTGATAACAACTAGTAAGATAGTAGGCAAATAAAATGAAGAAAATAAATCTTAAGAACTATACAGTAGAAGGCTTCAGCGAAGGAAAGATAGTACAGATACCATATGATGTTAAGAAATCTATTGAGAACATCTTACTAGCAACTGGAGAAGTAACATCTCAGAGACTACCAATGTCTGATCTACTAAGGAATGCTCGGCTAGCACAGAAGATACTAGCAGCTAAAGACAGTATCCTACTTGAGGATTCTGAATTTAGACTAGTAGAATCAGCGTTCAAAGCATTCAAACTATTCGGCAAGAACGAAGTAGAACTGTGTAAAAGAATAGACGAAGTAGAAACTGTAGAAGTCAAAGAAAAGAAGAAAAAGTAACAAGGGTGGTCTAGCCACTCTGTCATTTCCTTGACTAGAAGGAAAAGAAATAGTCTAGTCACTAACACTAGGAAAAGAAAAGGAGGAGAAGAAATGACTCTAACAATAACCTTCGAGAAGCAAGTAGCCATAGGCGGAGGTCTAAGAATGCTAGTCTTTAAGCTAGTACAAAGCGGAGCTAGCGGGGGAGACCTAGCAGTAGGGAATTGGCTTAACCACATCGACCAGGTTGTAGTAACTAACCTTTCTGGTACATGGGTGAGTGCTGCTTGGACTGATGGGTCTGAGACTATCACTATAGGAAATGAGGGCTCAGATGAAGACGTTATGAAGGTAACGGTAATAGGAAAATAAGGAGAAGAATAAGAATGGAAGACAAGTATAAAGTAGTACTTGGCTGCTTTACTATAGGCTGTATTACAATCTTAGAGGCTATAAACATTATATACTTAGGAGTAGATGGAAGCGTCCTAACTGGAGTAGTAGCAAGTATAGCAGGGGTAGTCGGGATACTAATAGGAAGAAAATCAAAATAAGGAGTGAGGAAGATGGGTACAGGTAAGATAGAAAAAGTCTTAGATGATAAAGCAACCGTTGACCAAACAGCTCAGAATAGTAGTATAGTATACGCGCTCGGCTTTGCTAAAGTACTAGCATGGATAAAGAATCTTGGTTCTTATAGTTTACAGTGGAAGATTCAGGGCAGAGCAGCTAATGATGACACTGATGCAGCTTGGGAAACTATAATGGCTTGGACTACAGTAGCAACTACTGCTACAGACTTTGCACCACAGGATGAAGATGAAGAAGCAAAGATAAATGCTGGCTGGGTGGAAATAAGGATACAGATAAGACGGCTTTCTGGACAAGGTGGAGACACTACAGCAAACGCTTGGCTTAATGGCAAAAGAAGGTAGGGGAGTAAATGACATATACGACAGAGGCTAAAGTAGAAGCCTTACTCCAGATGGATATAGACGGATCTTCAGATCCTAATACTACAGAAGTAGCTGTATGGATTGCTGAAGTAGAAGCAGATATGGATGCCCAGATGCTAGGGAGCTATACTGCTACAGACGAAGTAATGGACGTTCCGCCAGTTACAGGAATATTACCAAAAGATACAGCGTACTGGATGCAATATCTAAACCAGTATGGATATCTACCTGAGGAAGGACAGATAGTAATACCTTCTAGGATACCGATAGTAAGTATAAGTAGTCTATCACGCAGGACTACGGGGCTAAGCGAGACAGCAGCCTGGGAAGCACTAACTGAAGGACCTGGAAGTACCGCTAGTTACATACAAATAAAGAAAAGAACTAAGGCAGACAATGTCTTAGGATTCGCACTTTACTTCTACCAGAATCCACCAGTAGCAGGTTTAGGTAGACTAAAAATGACATATAACTACGGCTGGAATATAGACACTAGTATACTAGGCGAGTACGCTTCGATTAAAGTAGCACTGAAGGTTCTAGATGTGCTAGTGTCAGCAAATATACCGGCAGGAACACAGGACTACTCAGTAGTAGATATACGAGTAGCGGCTGCCGACATAAAAAGGCAGAGAGGATTACTGCTAGATAGACTAGCAGAGTTAGAAGAAAAATACTTTCCCACAAGAGGTCTAAGTAGCACAGGTATGAGTTTCATATAAGTAACTAAATAATAAAATAAGACCATAAAGAAGGTGTAGATGAAGATGAGTTGGTCTGCCATAGAGGCTAAGCAAGGAGAAGACATAAGTCACTATGTTCACTCTTTCGAGGATGATAGAGATAGTAATACTAATTTAAAGCTTAGTGAATGGGCTTCTCCAACTACGATTCAAGCAGTAGTTAGAAGTCAGCCTACTACTGTATCAGTTATACCAGCAGGGATTTTAGAAACAGAAGTAATATTAGTACTAACTAATACGAGTATAGCAAATCGAGATCGTTTCTTATGGAATAGTGAGTATTGGGAGGCACTACAAGTAGACCAGATATTCTATAAAGGTACTAGGCAATACTATAAAGCAAGATGTACTAGAGTAGTAGGATGGGATCCTCCAACATGACAGCTCAAGACTTTACTAGTTATAGTGAGGTGGATACTAATGGTAGACTGAGTCAGACTATAACTAGGGCTACATGGGCGGATATGATACGAGGTGAAACAGCTATACTCTATAAAGCACTTACTTGCGGAGCAGATGGAATAGAGTACCACTTCACATTTAAACTCTCAGCTATAGATAGTAACGCAAGTACTACTTATAGGTACCTAGCAGTATTGATGGAATTCTGTGAAACATATGGAGATCCACATGATGGAAATGAAGTAGGAAAAGGAATTATCTTATCTATACTAGAAAGCAGTAATTCTACTACTGTATATACACTATATTTAAGTCATATTGATGGCTCAGTATATGATTACTCTAGTAATCTTAGTGTAGGAACGATTTACTATGTAAAGCTTACTAGAAGCGGTAATGTCTTTACTGTGGCTATCTACAGTGATAAAGCTGAATCAACTGTAGTAGATACTATTACTATAGATATGGCTGGAGAATCAGATCTAAAGACTAATTATGCAATATTACAGACTACAGCTGCCCTTAATGGAGCAGGAGATACTACAGACCAAAGCGATGGGTATATAGAAAACTTCCACTTAACTAGAGCAAGCTGGCTTGTTAGTCTAATAGAAGTTGACCCAAAGATAACAGTAACATCTTTATTAAATACTAATGTAAATGCTGGTACTTATGATATAACGAAAGATAATGGTTCTACTAATACTACATTCTTAGCTGAGTTTGACTTGGCAGAAGAAACAATAAAAGAATTACTAGCTAGTAGTGATGTAGTAGTAAGTGTTTCTCAAGGCGAAGGAGTAAAGGACCAGATAGGATTACAAACATGGGAAGAGAGACTACCAATAAATATAGATATCTACGTAATAGACAAATATTCTGCAGGCTCAAGAATAATTACAGGTACTAAAGTAAGGTGGAAGGCTAAAGATGAGTTGATAAAACTACTTAAAGCTAGTACTATTACTGCAGGAGGAAATATACAGATACTAGAAGTAGTCGAGGATGAGGATTCAGACATTACTACTGAACGACCATATCTGTACCATAGTGCTATAAAAACTGAAGCAGTGTTTGTGAGGCATGGATAATGGTAGAAGACCCAAAAGACAGTATATTTGATCTGTTAACTGCTAATATAAACGAGTCAGGATATGAGATCTATAAAGATGATGATACAACCGAAGTAGCCTTTACAGTACAATATGATCTTCCTATAGAAACGATTCAAGAAATACTAACTACAGATGATCTAGTCATTACTATTAAGCAAGGAACTAGCTCTAAAGAACGGTTGAATAAAGGAACACTAATGGACGTTATTCCTATTGATATAGAAATATGGCTTATAGATAAGTATACTGCAGGAACTAGAGTAGTTACGGGGACACTAGTTAGATGGAAGGCTAAAAATGCTATACTGAATTATCTAAAGGATATTCCTAATAGTCCAGGAGGAGATATAGAAATACTACGTCTAGTAAGGGATAGTGATGACGATATGACTACCACTAGACCTTACTTGTATCACTCGATCCTGAGCATAACTGTAACAATATTTAGATAAAAGGAGGAATGAGAAAGAATGTCAGAAGTAATATCACCCGAACATGTATTACTACAGTATGATGTAGAGACAGCCTACGGTACGACACCCACTAACCCTACTATGAATTGGATAGGAATAGTACAGGATGTTACTCCAGGACTAGACATGAGTAAGCTGAAGGCAGGAGGTATAGGCTCAGCAGATATAGCATATATCAGAGATGGACTAAGAAAACCAGAAATGACTATTAAATATATACCACAAAACATTACATTTATGGACTATGCAAGATCTATACCAATAGGACTCACTGTTGAATACTTAGCAGAATATGGAGCTACACCTTCATACGTGAGTATGGTACATAAAGGAATGCTTATAGACAGTATGGAAGTAGTAATACCTAAAGAAGATTGGGATATGGTAACACTTAGGCTTATAGGACAGACTGTAACTCATGGTACTACAGCTATAACTGGTGAGACAGCAGCCTCAGATCCAGCAACAGCACCTTACTCTTGGTTCGGTGCTACAGTACAAATAGACGTGAACGGCGGAATGGTAGAAGTAGATGAAGTAGGAACATGCAAGTTCTATATAAGGAACCACTTAAGACCTATACCAGTGATTAGAAGCACGTCTACTACGCTACTCAAGTATCTACAGCGATCCCAGAGAGAACTAGGAGGAGAAGTACAGATCTACTTTGAAGATAAGACTAGGATAGATGAAGTATTAGCAAGTACAGACTTTGAGATGAGATTTATCCTTGCGAGTACTACACCATTCTATGAATTCACTGGCTGCTACTGGGATAGACATACACTTACTACGAGAGTAAAGGAGGTACCTTGTTACCTTAATTTAGCATTTACAGCTACAGCTGTAGGAATAACCTAACCACTTAAATGGAGATGATGTAGATGGAGATAACCGATCTAGTGGATGAAAGGTATGGAAAGAAATATAAAGGAAAGTACGTCTATAGAAGTATCTCTTGGGGAAAGCAGAACACTATAACAGAGCAGTGTACTAGGTACACACCAGGCGGGAAGACCAGAGTAGATATGAAACTACTACAGGCTAAACTAGTACTTGCTACGCTGAGGGAAGGACCAAAAGTAATAACCTTAGCACACTTAGTAGACGTAAGCGATAACGGCTTACCTGCTGCTTTAGGAAGCAGAATGATTCAACTAGTAGATAAAGCAAATAGTGTACAACTAGAAGAAGAAAAAAACTAAAAAGAGCTATGATGTCTGGAACACCACATCCAGATTTAGCACTCTATAGATTAGTAAAAGGTGGAGAAGGAGGACTAGGATTGAAAATAGAAGATCTATACGATAGAAAGATAGAACTAAAATTTCTAGGAATAACCATCAAAGGAATACTAAAGGCTTATCCTAAACGATTAATAGATAAACTGATAACTATCCAAAAGGTAGTGGATGATAAAATAACAGAAGAGGTAGAAAAAGCTAAAGCAGGGAGGTGAGTACAGTGAGTAGAGAAGCACCAAAGTCGATAGAGTACTTCCTGTACTTTTCTAATAGTATAGCAGCTTTAGGTATAGCAATAATGTTCTGGGCTCGAATCTTTAAGCAGAGTAATGTAGTAATACTAGGGCTGTTTCTTATGACTATGGGTCTAATGGGTCTAGCGTACTGTTACTATTGGGCACAAAGAGAGATGCATAAGGAAGGAGAAGAAGAAACTGAAGAAGTTATAAAAAAGCCTAAGAAGTTGGAGGATTGGTAATAATGCCTGAGAATACATTTAGTGTAGAAGTAAAAGTAGAGAACATGCCAGAATTTCTTAAGGCTCTAGAAAGCTTTGGAATGGAGTTAAAGGGAGACATGTATCCAACTATACAGAAGTTAGCTAATAGACTAGAACGAGACTATAAAGCAGCTACTCCTACAGGGAAGACGGGGAAATTACGAAGAATGACATACTGTACTGCTACATACAATCCACTAGGATTAGAGATGGGGAACCTAGCAGAATATGCTTACTGGACTGAAGTAGGACATGGTACCTATGAAGGAGGTTGGTTCAGTAGAGTCTTTAATAGGACTATAGGAGATATAGTAGATGGTTTCCAACGAGCACTAAAAATAGCAGTAAAGAAATACCAGGATCGAATTAGATAGAGTGAGGTGAGTACTATGGCGATGGCAGGATTAGGAGGAGTAGGAGGAGCAGCTCCAGTATTATATATGGCAGTAAGGGCTAGGGATGAGACTAAAGACACCTTTGATCGAGTAGGTAAGAAAGCATCTAAATTAAGTGCTACTATGATGACTACTGCAAGGCGAGTAGGAGCACTAGCGATGCGCTTCGCTACTCTAGGAAGAATAACAGGACTACTTTCAGATGAGCAGGCACGATTTATAGGAATAATAGGTACAGTAATAAGCGTAGCAACTATGATGTCTGAAGTAGTAAAAGTAGCTACAGCAGTAGATTGGGCTCACGTAACTGCTCTGATATGGAAGCACTCTCTACTAACATTAGGAATAGGAGTAGCAATAGCAGCGGCAGCTGCTCTAGCAATACTAGCTACAGCTACTCAGTCAGCAGCAACTGCACAGAGAAACTACAATAGAGAACTAGATGCAGGAGCGATGGCACAAGACAGATACGCTTCTAGACAAAGCGGTATGGTCAGAAGGGGAGAATTCGAGGAAGTACTCTAGACATGGCAGGATTACTAGGACTACCAAACCTTACTGGTACTATCTTTGGATCAGTTACCCCAGCAGCTGCAGATATATGGGATCTACATGTACACTTAGGAGTGACTAAAGAAGTCAGTAGTTTTACTATAGTACTAGAAAATGCTAGTAATAAATATGGTAGTGGAGATGATGAAATAAGCCTCTATGATGCAGCTAGAATAGACTTAGGTAGAGGAACTAGTCATCCACAAATATTTACTGGCAAAGTAGAAAGAATAGAATATATAGACAGAGCTGAAGAATACGAATTTTCTAGTGTAGTAAAGATAAGCGGTAGATGTAGTGGCTGGCAACTATTCGCTAAGAAGTATTCAGGAGACTTAATTTCGGATGCAGGATCAGGACTAGCAGGAACAATAGTAGCATACTTAATAGATAACTATACATCTCTCAGCCATGATCGTAGTGGAGAACTAATAGAAGATAGTAGCACTACTTATATCAAATTAGTATATGATGAGCCTACAACTATATGGGAGATACTACGTTTCATCTGTGAGACAGCAGACGATAGTGGAGTTATAGGCTACGAGATGAGAATCGAGTATGACGGGAAGTTTAGATTCTTTGCTAAGAATAGTATAAGTGAGGGTTATAATCTAGATGCAGAAGTACAGTTGGAGAACTATACTAAACTAATAGAGAAAGTAAGGAATAAAATAACTATAAAAGGCAGGGCAGATAAGCCATTTCCTTTGGCTAGCGATGGCTCACCAGGGTACGATGGCTGGACAGATCTAGCAACTCCTCAGATTGAGACTACAGTAGACCAGAATAGTGCTTCAGGACAAACAATTCTATACTGTGCTAATACTACTAACTTTGGTACTGATGATGAAGAAGTACTGATTGCTTGGGCTACTGTAAGAGAAGAAGTAACGACAATTAATGGGAAGACTGCTGATTATATAACTATGAATGAGAATCTTACTTATGAGCATACTGCTGTCCAAGCAGATTTAGTAGTACAGGAACTATCATGGTTTATAGCTAGAGGTGGGGGATCAATAGCAGCTGAATCTACAATTAAACGAGTAGGATCTAGATCAGTAAAGACTATACCAGGATTTGCAGCTTCAGAGATAGCATTCTGGACTGGAACTGATAATAAAGTGGATACAACAGTCTATCCAGAATTCAAAGTATTAATAAGGGTTACAGGAGCTTCTTCACAAGTAGGTCTTAGATTATACGATTCTACAGGCAAGGATGCATTCCGAGCACTTGGAACTGTAGATGATGATGGCTACTTCCACGACTTTACAGTACGCTGTGATGAAGACTATGGAGAAGAATGGGATATAGACTCAGGTTTTGACTGGTCAGACATCTATGTAATCGGAATAACAGATGAGTTAGGTTCAGCGACTATGTATATTGATTATATGTACTTTACAGGAAGAAGGTGGGGAGGAGGAACAGATAACTCTACAGTAGATGGCTTTGCTGAGGATACTACAAGCCAAACAAGTTATGGTATTAGAGAGTACTTTGAAATAAATGAGAACTTCTTATCTGAAGCTGAATGCGAAGCTAGAGCN